CATAAGTTGAAATCCCTTTTCCAGCCCATTTGTAATTACATATTTTCTGGGAAAGATCAAACTTTCCATCTTTATAATGTAGACTTATAATTTTTTCTGCATATCTTCTATTAATTAAAGACCCACCACTATCGTGTTTGGGTAAGATTGGATGCAGAAAACACGGAACCTCTTCTTCATTTTCGAAACTCATTTGAATACAATCCCAATCGTATGGGATATTATTCATCAGATATTCCCAATCAAAGTGCCAATGTTCTATGAAACTTAAATCATAATCATCCTCCATTATAATCACATAAGGATCATTCGTTGTTTCCAACCAATTTTTTATGTTGATTAAGTGGGAAAGGGTTATAGAAATTTCTGCAATGTGATGGTTTTTTCTCAGATAATCTTCAGGAAAAGGATTTAAGATAACTAAGTCCTTCCAATCCTGATATGTTGCAAGTTGATATTTGGATCCAGATACTTTTGTATAATTTTTTATACCCCAATAATCATACTGAGTTTCAGTATATTCCTGTCTGTCTTTCCTCTCATCAATTGTAGCCAATATAATCGGCGGAATTCCTTTTAGTTTATCTTTCAAATTCATGATTTACTTCTAAGATTAATTCTTTTCTTTTAGTTGAATTCAAATAAAAAATATCATCCAAATCATAATCTGAAGATTTGTTTTCCCACCAATCAAGGACTAGAACATCGCAATTTTTAGACATATGATTTATTTTTCCATTTCTAAATCCATCACTTATAAAATTATAGTTGGTGGTGAAAATTGGAAGTGAATATGTGACTCCTATTTGATATAAAACAAAGTCTACAGATTGGTAATGATATTCTGGCCAGTTTTTATTGTATCCATAATTTGAATACAATTTGAATTGATTGTTTATGTAATGAAGTCTGATTAGTTTCTCTGCATATGAACGGTTAATCAATATACAACCAGTTGAATGATTGTTTCTAGTCCATTTAGACAGATTCATAGGAATGAATCGTTCTCCAATGATATGAAGTTGGATGCACTCCCAATTACAAGGCAAATTATCTACGAGAGTCTTCCAATTAAAGTTCCAATGATTAACTGTCTCTAAACAGATATCATCTTCAACTACTAAACAAGTTTCAGAAATATTAGATTCGTACCAATCAATTATACCATGTATCCTATCAATTAGGGTAGCAAGAAACCACACCTGTGTCCTAAGTCTATCAGTTTTAACTTTAGATTTCCATTCACTAAAATTGTCTACAGAATATCTGGATGAATTGACTCTGTAGTAATCAGTTATTCCATAATCTGAAAATTGTTTCTCTAAGTATTCTCTACGATCATTTCTATGTTCTAAATTAAAATAATATATTGGAGGAAGGCCCTCTAACTTAGGATTGATGGTCATCTATAATCAACTTTTTCTGTCATTTCATAATCATTTGGTTTTCCATAAGAAAAGAAATCATCTAAAGAAAAATTATCTCTCCTATTCTGCCACCAATCATAATACATATCTCTGCAAAGAAAATGATGTTTCTTTGGTACTTTATCCAAATGCGGATTCTGAGTTATTAGAGGTAATTGATACGTTTTTCCTAGAAAACAAATAAAATCATCCAATGAAACCACCCTATATCCAGTGTTGTATGGATGACTTCCATACTTACGGATTAACATGTACTTTTCTTTAATATAGTGTAAATTGATTAATTTCTGAGCAAAATGCCTATTAATCAATATCGGTCCATAAGCACTAGTAATATCTTTGGGATGAAGGAAGAACTTGATATGGTAACAAGACTCGTATCCTAACTGAACACAATCCCAATCATATGGAATTTTATTCATTAAATACTTCCAATCAAAATGCCAGTGTTCAATTAGATCTAAATCATAGTCATCCTCAAATAAAATCAAATGATCTTCATCGGTTGATTCCAACCAATGTCTAACCATTTCTAGAGTAGATAAAGTAATTGAGGCTGATAACTGGTGTTTTCTTTCTTTAATTTGTTCCGAAAAATGTAAGACACCTTTCCATTCATCGTAATTTTCCACCAAATAATTTGATCCTGAAAATCTTTTTACTTTGGTAAGATTCCATTTTTCAAATTGTTTTTCCATGTAGTTTCTTCTGTCTACTTCTGAGTCCAGATTTAGATAGTATATACTTGGAATTCCTAAAAGTTTATCAGACATACCAGGTTATAATTGAATATCGAGTTCCAGAAATTACAGGCATAATTTCATGAGGGAACATGAAGTTAGAAGGAAACATTACTATAGATCCCTTAGATCCTTTTATGACAATTTCTCTATCGAAAAATGCAAACTCTCCACCTTGATAATCATCATTCAACAGAAAAGAACAACTGACTGATCTTTGTTGTTGTTTAAATGAATCTGTATGTTGAATATAAAACTGACCTTTCTTATACCTTAACAATCCATATCCAGTATCAACTTCAGAAGCTACATCTGGAAATAAATTTCTATATTCATTAATGGCTTTTGAAGCACAAAGATAGAAATCTTCGTCTATCTTTTTTCTAATATCAAAATTTTTTTCAATTACTATCTGTTCAGAAATACCAATAGTATCACAGTTTCTAATTTTATCGTCTACATTTCCAGTACCAACACTTGTAGGAGTCCAGAAACTACATTCAGAATATTCTTGCAAAATTCTATCACATAATTCTACCGGAACAATATTGTCTAATGTAAAAATGTAATCCTCTAGAGATTTTTTAGCTTTAGGTACGATTGTCTTTGGTTCCGGTTTTACTTCTTCAACGATTGGTTCTTTTTCAATAACTTCTTCTACTGGTTTATTTCTTTCGTTGAGTTTATCAAAATATGCATAAGAACAACTACCGCGACTCCTTACATAATGTAAGAATACTTGGGCATAGCATTCACCATCATAAGGTTCTCTCCAATGAGGTGCAATTTTTCCGAGGTATATCATAGCATCACCTGGATTCAGTTCAACAGAACGTTTTTCTCCCGATGGTGTCTCAATGCATATTGGCCAAGTAGCATCACCATTTAAATGAAGTGTTATTGATATCTCACATGCATCTCTATCAACATGGGACAATAACTCGCTTCCTTTTTTATATACCCTAGAATATGCATAAGTGGGCAAAACAGTTTCATCTATAATACTAGAAACTTCTGGTGTTTTTTCACACAGAAGTTCTAGAAAAGAAATATAATTATAAGAAGAGTGGGAATTCGGAGCCTGTTCATCGCCATTTAAATTATTTTCTTCACCATGATTTAAAAATTCAGAAGAAAGTTCTATTGCCTTTTCTTTTGAAATAAAATTGGGCACAATAATGTAATTGTTTTCAATCAATTGATTGTTCATAATTTATAATTTTATAATCAAATTTCTTTCAATAGTTCTTCGATGTCGTAAAATAAATCTTCATCTTCTTCTTCATTCATCACTGGATCTATTGGTGGGATGTGATAATCGGTGGGTGGAATATATGGTTTTTCACTAAATCCATATTCATCTAGTGCATCAACGTCAATTGCATATTCATCGTCAATCTCAATAAATTGAGAACGAAGACGTTCTTCTTCTTCTCTTCTATGTTTTTCTTCTAATTCTAATTTTTCTTTTATGGCAGCTTCTTCCTCTTCGTTTCTTTCAGACCACACATCGATTGCCTGTTTGAATACTCCAAGATCATTAATTTCTAAATTTTGATCAGGTCCAACAAATTCAACTTGGCCCCAAGTGTCATACCATTGAACTGCATGAACAGTTTTTCCTTCAATTTCAGGAACCCAAGTTAAATCTAAATTAGTATATCCATGACCATCCACAAAGATTGAGCCATCTGATGGAATAATTGTTAATCTCATAATTTATTCTCCTGAGTTTTCTGGTAAAACGTTTGTACTTGTTAGTGAAGTCACATTCACGGGTAAAATACCATTTTGTTGGAACGTATCAATATATAGTTGCCTATTTTCAGCATTAGATTTTACAACTTCATTTCGGAAAGACTCTACAGCAGAGCCAGTCTGTCTCTGTTGTTGAGAATTTTCGATAGTCAACATAGGCATCCAAGTTATAGCACATCCCCAATGATCTACATCCTCACCAGTATTTGGGTTCATTCCTCTTACGTGGGTATACCATGAACACTTATGTTCTACACAGTTTTTCCTAATGAGAGGACAAAAATTGCCAGATTCGTTCTTTTTCATATTGACAAAAGTATTTTTTTTTATTCTAACACAGATTAATTAAAACTACAAACGATAACATCAATATATTGAACTCTAAGATCAACATCGATAGTAAATGAAGCCGTACCAGACCATGGGTGAGTGTGAGAGTTGCCTCCTGAAGTTGGTCCACCACCAGTAGATGGACTAGTTCTGGTCCAACCAGTACCATATGCAACATCACCTTGACCTGGAGTTAAATTTAATCCAATAGCGCCACCATTAGGGTGAGTGTGACTTGGTAGTTGTGGAGTGGTTAATGTGGTGTCACCAACAGTTCCACTCATAGGAATAGATGAAGTGGATATTGTTCTCAAACTACCTGGAAATACACTAGTAAATGAAGAAGTTCCACCAGAACCTCCTCCAGTTCCATTCACAACTCTAAGGGTTTTATCATTATGAGTAGTAGATTTAGTCCATCCAGTAGGAGCAGAGGATTGATAGAATATTGATACTGAACTTTGTGGAACAATTCCGTACTTTGAATTCAAAACTGTTGAATCGCCAAAGACTATTCCAGATGATGTTAATTTAGCCATTTTATATGATGTGAACTACGGATGTTATTTGATTATTTATCCATCAAAAGTACAGATGATAACATCTATATATTGAACTGATATACCCACAGTCTGATTTGGTAGTGTAGCCGAACCCCTAAAGGGGTGTGCGTGACTAAGACCCGATCCAGCATTACCCCAACCTGGTTGAGTTTGAGTCCACCCTGTAGAACGAGCCACATCACCACCACTCCATCCAGTAAAACTTCCAGCTGGATTATAAGTTGCAGGAGTTGGATCAAGACCTAAAGCTGTGGGATGAGTGTGTGAAGGAATTTGGGGTGCGGTTAATACAGTTGGTCCCGCACCAATTGAGCAAGTCATAGTTCCACCCAAAGTAAAACTACTCATAGTAGTTGTGAAACTATTTGTTCCACCAGAACCTCCTCCACTTCCAGATACTACTCTAAGTGCCTTATTATTTTGAGTCGTCACTTTAGTCCATCCAGTAGGAGCCGAAGCTTGATAAAAAACCCAAGCAGTACTGGTAGGAAAAATTCCTCTCTTTGAATTTAATTCATCTACTGTGGGAGTGATTGCAAATCTTATTCCACTGGATGTCAATTGAGCCATGGTTTATATTAAGATATTACCTACGTTTAGAGTATTTATAAGTCAATATTTATTCTCGTGTTTTTGGAGAATTACACTCATTACAATAATAACTAAATTTTTGCTTAAAATGTTTTACGTATTGATAATAGTCTTCATTTAGTGGTTTAGTCTCACCACATTTACTACATGTCCTTTCCGTATTGTTTTTTTGCTCGCTTGAGATCTTTGAGTTCTGCTTTAATTTCTTTATAGGCAGCATTAGCATCAATTTTTCCTCCCATTTCAAGGGCAATAATAATATCAACTCTTGTACCGAAGTGAGCAAGCGCCCTCTCAAAACTATCAAGTTCATACATCGTAATCAATCCTACAACGTTCTGCAAGAATATCTATACGACGATCAACTGCCTCAATAGAGTTCATAAGTTCATAGAGAACATTAGAAGTTTCTATATTTTCTTCTTCTAGTCTTTTTACATCCAAAAGAAGTCCATTATACTTTTCTTCAAGTTCTTCTAATTTTTGAAAGACTACATCGCCAGGAGTAGGATCTGGGAACCCCCACTTCTTGAAAAACCA